TAGAAGGTGAACTAACTTTCTTAAAAAAGAAATCAATCGTTCCCTGCTGACCGTTAAGCTTATTTGTGGTCTTAACTTTAAGGTATTCAACTGCCCTCGTTTGACCACCCATCATCCAACTTGATGAATATGCCTTACGTTCTAATTGTAAGGCATCAAGATAGACCTCTACACTTTGTCGCGAAGTAGTCAATATTTTAAGGACTACAGTTGTCGTTCCTGCCTGTGCTGTGAATGTTAATTCGAGTCTTTGGTACTCATTCCAATCCAAGGTTAAATCTGAACTATCCGTAGTAGTAGCTCCACCATCATTTTCTAAACTCTGAAGTTTAACCGTACCTTGTCCCCTTAGATAAACACTAAAGGTATAACTTAGAGCTGCTGTTATTGCTACTGCTGCAATCGATGCTCCTTCTGGTGATGTTAAACCGGGAGTCCTTAATCTTAGGGTAAAAGTTTGAACTATTGAATACATTCTTGTTTTAGCTAGAGTTGTACCTGCGCCTATTGCTGTGAATTGGCTAGTACCACTCGCTATGGATGTCACTTCAGTCAATAAATTAGCGGTATACTCTTCAACGTAAATTCCTTTATTATAGACACATTCTCCATATCTTGGTACATTTGTGCCCTTCCTCTGGAAACCAAGGCCAGTCAAATCTCTCGTATAAGCGCTTGATGCTCTTGTAAAAACAGCAGGTGCTTCCTGAGATATAATATGAGTCAATGAACTTGTGGAATGCGAAACACCATCCGGGACAAGAAATATAAGTGTTGTCTTTCCAAACGAAAGCAATTGATCAAAGCTAGTATCACTGGATAGTACAGCATAATATAATCTATCCGTTTCATCATCAACGATTAATTGCTGTAATCCACCTTTTGGGTCTAAGAAATTGGCTATATTTTCTACTGTTTTTCTCAAATCATTACAACTGACATCCTTGACTGTGATATCAAAGCTGACAGTCTTGCTACTCAAGTCATTTCTATAAAAATAAATCCCATCCCTATTTGGGACAGAAACACTTCTCGTATTTATTGGTGGTGCAACATTTCGCGTGACTTTATTGATGATGATATCCTTGTATTCAGACCTAACACCTGCATAACTAAAACTAAATGCCAAATTAATCTACCTCCTTTCTATTAAGGAGTAACCCCTCTAGCTCTAAGTTGATTTTGTTGTAACTTGAATAATTCTTTGGCTATCTCTTCAATATCAGATTCTTTCCTGACGTATAAATTTTGGACAACTACAGGAGAGTAAGTCGCTTGAGGTGTTGTTGATACTGAATCATTGGGTGTATTTGTTCCAGTTGAAGCAACGGATGGATAATTAATCCCACCTTCTCCAGACAAAATTGATGCTGCCCCACCAGAAGTTCCCTTTGATAAATCAACTATATTTTGAGCAGACTGACCAAGTGTTGTCGCAACAGTTCCAAAATTACTTCCCTGAGTAACCTTTGCAGCTTCCTTAACCGTTTTAGCTAATCTAGATACATGATCTGTGACCCTTACCCAATCAGAATTACTTTCTCTTGCTTTCTTACCCGCATCTTCAATGGCCTGACCAAACTTTTCATATTGAAGTTTAGCGTCATATAATGCATCTTCTGTTTCAAGGAATTCCCTAGTATTGTTTTTACCTGTTTTAATCAGATTATTTAATTGATTTGTAAGGTCTGCGACCTTTAACGCAGCTATTTTTTGTTGTGCTGTGAAAGTTTCAATTGATTTTCCTAAATATTCAACACTCTCGTCAGCAAGATTGTTTTTAAGTTTAAATATTTCTAACTGAGTCGAAAGTATTTTAATCTGGTGGTCAAAATATTCAACAGCCGTTAATGCTTTAGTAGTTGATTCCGTAAAATCTTTCATAGAATCCGAAGTTTCATCTACATTACTTGTTAATTTAGCTGCTTCTTCAGATGTTTTAGCTAATGCGTTTTTGTAGTCATCCAAATTAGGTGTCACGACTGCACCTATGTTCTTAACACTAGCAACAATACTACTTACTTTATCAATTACATTCTGGGTTAATGCACCCCAACTTTGAGAAATCCCAGCTTTGGCAGCATCAATTGCATAATTTACCCCACTCAAAGATCCTTGCGCTAGTTGCATGGAATTGTTTAATTGTGAACCAAAGGCATAAATAGATCTTCGTGCAGCATAAAATCCATTTGCCATATCAGCCATCTTACCACCAAGACTACCTGCGTAATCAACACCCTTTTGCATAATATCTAACATTTTGTTAAATGCATTATAGACAATCAGAATTATGCCAATCATCGATTTTTGTATATCATAATACAATGCTTGGAATGCGTAACCAATTAACTGAGCTATTCCCTGAAGTATCTTAACGACAGCGTTCCAATTCGTGGCAACAATATATGCCAATGCTGCAAAAGCAGCAGCAAGTCCAGCAATTAAAGCCCATTTAGGAGACATACCTAATAATAAGGCACCCAAAGCTCCCATTACGCCAATAACTTGAATAAGGACAGGTACTAATCCCGTTCCCAATCTTTCTACAGCATATTTGACCTCATTAGTAAATTTATCCCAATATGCTGTTAAGAGATAAATCATTCCTCCAAGTATTGTCACCCTTACCATAGCTGGAAACAGAGCTTTTGCAAATCTAAGCATCCAGCCAGCTTGAAGGCCACCAATTATAGCTAACGCTTCAAGGGCAAGACCTAATTGGCCTACGAAAAAAATAGCTGGGCCGATTGCAGCCAAAAGCAATGCGATAGATATTATAATTCCTTTTGTACTCTCATCTGTTTGTTCAAACCAATTAATTAATATCCTGAGCTTTTCAACCATGAATACAATTGGACCACTAACCATTTCGTATATCGATATACCAGCCCTATCTACATCATTTTTCAACATTAGCAACTGAGCGCTTAATGATTCTGTCATTTTTTTAGCTATTTCCTCAGCACTAACATCAGCCATTTCTCTTTTTAATTTCCTAACACCTTCTGCTCCTTCCTTAGCAATAATACTGGCAGCTCTAATTGCATCAGTGCCGAATAATGTTCTTACTGCAGCTATTCTCTGCTCTTCGTTCATTCCGGCAAGAGCTGTCTGAAGGGTATCCGCTATGCCAGCTAAATCTTTTATTTTGTGATTCTGATCGAAGAATTTACTTGTTCCCTCTGCGGTTACTAATCCCAATTTATTAGATAATTCTATTTGTTTCTTCGTTGTTGGTTGCAGATTAAGGAGCATAGTCTTAAAAGAAGTACCAGCATCTGAACCCCTTAAACTATTATTTGCAAATACAGCTAGTCCAGCAGCAGTATCTTCCATCTTCATTCCCATAACTGCTGCAACAGCCGAAACTTGAGACATTCCCAATCTAAGGGAATGAACATCTGCAGTTGAAGCATTAGCAGCTCCCGCTAGGATATTAGCTACCTTGGTTGCATTTAATCCATCATCCTTAAAGGCGTTGAGAGAATTTGCTACCAATATTGCTGCATCTGCTAAATTAATACTACCTGCAGCAGCCAGATCCATAGTTCCCTTTAATTCTCCCGCAACTTGTTTTGTGCTCATCCCAGCTTTTAAAAGCTCAAGCATCCCCTGTGCTGCTTCATTAGTTGAAAATAAGGTATTCTTAGACAGTTCTTTAGCAGTTTCTGATAATTCTCCTATTCTATCATCTGCCAATCCAGTTATTGCAGCAATTTCAACCATTGTTTTTTCAAATTCCATGCCAGCCTTGAGAGCATTTTTTCCAAATGCTATTATAGGTTGACTTAAATGTTTGTCTACTAATGCTGCAGTTGTCATAATCGCAGTTCTTACATTTCCTAATGATGCTTGTACACCATTCATGCTATTCTGGAAACCAACAATATTTGCCCCAAGAATAATTTGTATATCTGCAATAGTCAGTGCCATTATTTCACCAACTTTCCATTATAGATGAAAAAATGTAAAAGAAGATAGAATATCATATACTCAATCACGACGAGTATAGGTTCTATCTTCTTGGTTTATTTTTAGCTTTGTTTTCCTCAGCTTTTCGCATCTTTTCCTGATATGTGTAAAAAGCCACCCACTGGTAAAATTCTGAAGTACCCATTTGATTAATCTCGGATACAGTTTTACCTAAATCTTTTGCTAATATAAATTGGAATCTAAAATCTCCATCAAGCGCGAAATCGTTTCTCCGATTCTGCTATGACCGTATCACCAAGCCCGGATATAGCCATAATTTCTTTAAGAACCTTATCAATTGCCATTGCAGATTTTTCTCTTAGTACGGCATAATCTTGTTCAGAGAAGATTGGATCTATGACACCATGAATAAACATTAAGAGCTCTAGCTTATCTGAATTTATTTCATCTCCAACACTAGCCTCTTTCCTGAGTTGTTGTTGTTTTGCCTTACTGAACTCTCGGACCATTACGGTGCCACCCCATTGTTCGACTGTAATTTCTTTCTCTATTAGTCCAGTACCCTTTAGGATGTCTTCCGAAGATAATCTCTTTGTAGCTTTTAACATAAATATTTCCCCCCATTAATTAAATTACGAACTTAAGCAGTTGTAGTCCTGCTAACAACTCCTGATATTTGGAATTCTGCACTAAATGTCGCTGCAGCATCAACAGATACGGGAACTTCATAACTTGTAAGGAAGCACGTACCAGTATACTTGGCGTATTGTCCTGCAGTTGGTGCAGTGGTGCCGGGATAAAAAATGAACGCTGCAGAAGTTCCTAATACTCCTCTAATGTAACCATCCGGTGTAGTAGCATAAATTCCCTCAATAGAAATTGTTCCA